AACAAAAAATACAAGACATTGATGCGGCCATAGATGATTACTATCAGGCAGTGATGGATGTTCCACCAATTGACATGGGATTCATTAAAGTCAATGAAATACTGGTAGAACAAATATCATTGTTTGAAAAACTTTCAAGAAAGTCTATGGAACAATACAGAAAAGCATTGTCCGACTTGTCAGATGAAAAACTATTTGAAAAAGCATTGACACCAACACAAAAAGAAAAACAAGCATTAGATCAAAGATTGGCAGACATTGAAGAATTTAAGAAAAGAGGCTTAATATCAGAAGAAGAATATCAAAGAAGAAGACAAGAGATTATATTTGACAGCAACAACAAAATTATTGATCTAGCCAGAGAAAGAAGAATCAAAGAACTGCAGATTGACGGTATGTCAAGACAAAATGCTGAACAACTTGCAGACTTTGAAAAGAAAACACAAATAGAAAAAGCACAATTCATATTGGGTTCAGCAACAGAATCATTCCAAGAATTAGGCAAGATAAACAAACAAGCATTCCAGGCATACAAAGCACTTGCTATATCACAAGCATTGATTGACACATATGCTTCAGCAACTGCGGCATTCAAAGCATTGGCACCAATACCATTTGTGGGACCGGCATTGGGTATTGCGGCGGCGGCGGCCGCCATTGCGGCTGGTATGGCCAGAGTAAATGCCATAAGATCACAAACATACACAGGTAAACAAGGTGGTGGTCCTGTTGGAGCAGGACAAACATACTTGGTTGGTGAAGCAGGGCCAGAATTATTCCAAACACCTGCTGGTGGAGGCATGATCATACCAAATTCTCAAATGGGCGGAGCAGGAGTCACAGTCAACTTTACTGTGCATGCCATTGATGCACAAAGTTTCCAAGGTGCATTGGTAGAACAAGAAGACACCATTGTGGGCATAATTAATCAAGCAGTCACCAACACAGGTAGAGAGGCGATAACAGCATAATGGCAACATATCAAGGCAGAGAAGTAAAATTAAACAAAGTGATGAGAGGTGATGTGAAGAAGTTCAAAGTGTTTGTGAGAGACAGAAGCACAGGCAATGTAAAGAAAATAAACTTTGGACAGAAAGGTATGACCATCAAAAGAAACAATCCAGCAAGAAGAAAATCATTCAATGCAAGAATGGGTGCTGTGTTGGATGATGTGAAAGGACAAAAAACTTTGAGTGCGGCATACTGGAGTTTACAAACCTGGAAGAAAGGATTTAAACTGTAATGGCAGACTTTAACACAATATTACCATCCGGAGTTGATATTCAAGCAATTGAATTTAAATCAAATCAACCCACAGTGAAAACACAATCATTGAGTGGTAGAACACAAACTAGAACATTTGGTGGGCAAGTATGGTCAGCAAGGATTGAAATGCCACCATTAACACAAACAGAATTGAGAAAAGTGTATGCATTCCTCGTCAAACAAAAAGGATCAGCATCTACATTTACAATAGCACCATTCAATCTAAAACAAGTGACTGGCACACCTTCTGCTACAGAAGATATTAAAGCAACTTCATCCACAGCACAAAAGGCTGTTGGTTCAACATCAGTTGAAATGACCAATCAAAACAAATTTTTTGCAGGTGATATGATTAAGTTTTCAAACCACACCAAAGCATACATGATCACACAAGATCAAGGATCAGATGATACAATATTTTTTGAACCTGGTTTGACCACAGCAATAGCAGACACAGACAATGTGTTGAGTGGCACAAACTTTAATCTAACAGTGAGATTAGAAGGTGATGATTTTACTTACAAAACAGGAAATGACTTGTATTCAAATCTCAAGTTTGACATAGTGGAGGCTATCTAATGGCCAGAAGCACTGCCACAATAACATCACAACTACAACAAGACAGCCAAACAGTTTTCCATCTTATGGAACTGCATTTTGATGATTCAGTGTATGATGATGTGTTCCTCACAGACAACTTCCATGATGTGGTGTTGGACACACCCACACAATCAAGTGCCAAAACATTTAGTGCGGCAGGTGGCTTTTTAAACTTTGCCGCAGTCACAGAAACAACCAAATTAGCAGTGAACGGCATCACCATAAGTTTGAGTGGAGTTGACAACAGAAGCACAGGCATCATATCCAAATTGATGCGAGCACCTATCATCAACAAAAGAGTGGTGATATACAGATCATATGGTGTTGCAAGTTCATCTGATAATACCAAAACATACATGATATTTGATGGCAATGTTAAAAATTGGGCAGTGGATGAAAATGACACTGAAGCAACTATATCTGTTGAAGTGTCTACACATTGGGCAAACTTTGAACAAAAGAATGGTAGAATAACCAATACCACAACACAAACAAATACCACAAAATACGGTAGCACAGACAAGTTTTCATCGGATAGAGGACTAGAATATTCATCTGCCTTGATAGCAGACATACAATGGGGGCCAACTAATTAATGATGGGTATAACAACTAACATAAGACAAGCAGTTAAAAATGATATGCCACATCTATTGGGTTTGGCAGAAATAGAATACAATCTGTTTGAACAAAGATCACCATTTAGTGTGGATGTGACACAAAATTACATAGAAATGATCATGGCTGATCCCAACAGTTTGGGTTTGGTGGTTGAAGACAGATATAGAATACCATTTGGATTTTTAAGTGGGACAATATCATACATTGACCTAAGCACTGAACCAACTGCATTGATACAACATTGGTTCGTGCATAACCCCAGCAACAGATATGGCAACAAACATTATGGATTGGATTTGGTTCGTGCATTTGAAAGATGGGCCAACACCAAACAATGTCAAAAATTAAGTTTGGGCATAAGAATGAATCCACAACATCGTAGATCATATGACAAAACATTTGCTAGATTAGGATACACACCAAATTATGTGTATTATTCAAAGGAGTTGGTGTAATGGGTGGTATAATTAATCCATTTAAAAAAATAATCAAAAAATTTATTGGCGGTATAGGCAATATACTCACAGGTTTTTTGGGCATGTTTGGTATGTCATTTGACACACCAGACTATGCAGGTGGAGAATCATATGAAGCAACACAACAAGGTATCACAGTCAACAAACAATCAAATGTGTCAGGCATACCTGTTGTGTATGGTCGTAGAAAAGTTGGCGGTGTAAGAGTATTTGCTGGCACATCAGGCAAAGACAACAAATATTTGTATGTGTGTTTGGCAGTGGCAGAAGGTCAAATCAATGCATTCAAAAGCATAACAATCAATGATGAACTGCAAACAGGAATGACCAACACATTGGTAGCAGACAATCAATCCATGCATGATGTTAGGAATGGTTCCAAGTTTTATGTGAAGGGTTCCAAAGCAAGGTTCCAATTTTTCACAGGCACAGAAGATCAATCAGCATCATCACTGTTGAAAGAACATCCACAATGGACAAATTCACACAGATTGAGAGGCATAGCATATGTGGCCGCAAGATTTGAATGGGTCAAAGCAGATTATGACAAAGATGGTAATCAAACTGTGTTCAATCCTTGGCAAGGCTTTCCAACCTTTCAGGTTGAGATAGAAGGCAGAAAAGTATTGACAGGTGATTACAGTGGTCATGCTACCACAACTGACAACACATATGGTTCAGAAATAGGATCATTTGCATATTCAGATAATCCAGCAGACTGTTTGTTAGACTATCTTCGTAATCCAAGATATGGCAAGGACTTGCATGACCACAGAATTGATTGGGCATCATTTAGATCAGCACAACAACTGTGTGATACATCAGTTAATTTTGGTGGCTCATTAGGTAGTGCAAACTTTTTAAACTGCAACACATTTTTGAAACCAGAAGACAAAATATTCAACAATGCCAAAAAACTATTGCAGTCATGTAGAGGCTTTTTACCATATGTTAATGGACAATACAGATTGGATATAGAAACAGCAGAGTCAACACCTTCAAATTTATTGGAACTGACAGATGATAAGATCATTGGATCCATCAAGATAGCAGGACAAGACAAAAATTCTAAATACAATCAAGCCAAAGTCACATTCAACAACAAAGAAAAAGACTTTGAATCAGACACAGCAATATTTTCATCTGCCACTTTCAAAACAGAAGATGGTGAAGAAGATTTGATATTGAACATTGGTGCACCCAGCATCACAGAAAGAGAAAGGGCACTACAATATGCTGAATATTTGGTCAAAAGATCAAGAAAACAATTGAGTGTCTCACTCACAGCCACATCAGAAGCACAAGATTTGGTAGCAGGTGATTTGGTGACCATCACACACAGATATGAAAGAGTTAGTGATGCCACAGGCACAGCAGTGGAGGATTTTTTATTCAAAGCACCAACATCAGCATCATACACAGCACCGGAAATGATATTCAGAGTCATGTCACAGAAACTAAACTATGATGGCACAGTGGAATTGAATTTAATGGAACATCAAAACGACATATATGATGTGACACAACAACAAGAAGACCGTGACTTGTCGCCTATCCAAACACCACCAATAACACCTGGACCAAAACCACCAACACCTAATCCAACACCACCACAAACACCAGGCAAACATTTCACTGTCACAGCATTTGAAACTACCATATTCAACAGACCTGGAGTGCAGTTATCCATCAACAACAACGATTTTCAATCAATTGATGCATTTGCTGTCAAGATCATATACAACATATCAGTGGGCAACAACAGACAACAATTTGAAACTTCATTGCCCAATAGATTTGGCAGTAGTTTTACCAATGTGAATGGAAGATTCTTTCAATTTGGTGATTCAGTAGAAGTAAATATAAGCAGTGTGTATCAAAGTGGACAAACAAATCCAATTGAATCACACATCATAACAATGCCAGCAAAATCAACTGCAACGGCTAGTGGGAGTATATAATGTCAGCAACACACAATGGCACATTAGACACAGTGAGAAGAACAATCACACACAAAGGTGATCTTACATGGGCCAATACCACACCAGCCAACAATTTAAGTTGGGATGAATGGACAAGATGGGTCACATATACCACCAACAGTGGTGCAGGTGCACCATTGTTGTATGAAACAGATATTATTGACTTAGGCAGTGTCAAATCAGTGACCCCTAGCATTAATTTTTCAGGTGATGGCACCATTAGACCAGTGATACAGTTTTCAGAAACATCAGCAGACCTATCATCAGCAACCACAACATTGGGGCAATACACTGCCAACAATGCAATTGATGGCACAGTCACCACTTACAGCATATTGGACTACTATGACAATGATTATACTGATCAAGATTCCAGCCTCAATCAAGATTACACATCATTTTCAGCAAGATATGTAAAAATATCAGGATTTGTAGAAAAATTTAGAGATGGAGTGAGAGAAGTTCCAAGTTTAGGTCAATTCAATTGGACATTAGATGATTTTCATCATGAAGAAAAAGTGTTTAACCTAGCAGTGAGTGGAGAAGCCACAGCAATACCAACACAAAGGATGGGTGTAGCAGATCATATACAGGTCACTGTGCATTCAGAATCAGAAAAGAAGTTGGTGCCACAAATAGTAAGCAAAGCCAACAAAACAATTAGGGTGGTAGATGCCAACACATTTTCAACAGCAGGTGTTGATGCTACTGTGGATGTCACAATCACAGGACAACCACAAATAAGATCATTGTTTAATTTTGGATTGGGAGGATCAATAGATTAATGGCAAAGAGAAGAAGAGTGCCTAAAGATAAATCAACAGGCATACCAAAAAAATATTTAAGTGGTGTCAAAGGTGGTGCAAGAGCATCATTGGCATCAGTGATGAAAGAAATATCAAGGCTTTACAAACAAGGTGCAAGGATACCACAAAGCCTTATCAACAGGAGAGTTAAACTTGGCAAAAAGAAGTAAACCATTGGCGGCATCAACACTCAAGACATTGAGGGCAAAAGCACAAAAGTCAAAGACTTTTAACCTTGCTGATTTGAGAGCAGTGTATCGCAGAGGACAAGGTGCATTTTTAGGTGCAGGCAGTCGTCCTGGTGTGGGCATGGCACAATGGGCAA